AAGATGTACTCTGATGAGGCATATGGGATGCTGAACATGAAGAAGCACACCATGCCTAAGAAGGGCATCTTCGGTATGGAAGGTCGCAAGCCTTGGGAAACCGATGAAGTGAACGCAAAGGAAGGGATGCAGGCTCAGCTTGCGTTTGCTGAACAGGCGTTTAAATGGCAGCGTATGACGGAAGCTGTGGCAAAGGTGAAGCCTCTGCTCACAGACGAGAAGATTGACATGCCCAATGCTAAGAAATGGCTTGGAGACTACATGCAGAAGGCACTTGGCTACAATCCCTCTGAGGCTGGTCGCACCATTGAAAACGGTGTGGCAAAGCTCTTTGGTGAAATGGGTCAGGGCTATTCCCGCTATCGCAGGGGTGCGGCAATGGCTAAGAAGATTGTTAACACCATTCTTCTGTCGGACAACCCGATGTTCCTGCTTACCAACATGGTGCAGCCTGAGAAGGCTATGCCGGGTATGGTGCAATATCTGCATGCCAAGGGCATGCCTGAAATGTCCAATCAGCTTGGTTGGGGTGATTTGGCTCGTGCCACAGCTACCCTAATGAAAAGCCAAATGGATTACAACAAATTAAACAACATCGAGAAGGGTGCTCTTGACTATGCTCTGACACATCATGTGTACGGAAGTGACATGATTGAACACTCGAACAGGGCACAGAAGGATGCTGGGTATTATGTTGACAAGGTGACCAACTTTGGTGCTCAGAGTGTGGAATCGTTCACTCGTGCTCAGGCATATCTGGCCTTTGTCCACATGCTGGATCGACATGGCCTGTCTGTTAAGGACGGCCTGTACACCGCAGCGCAGAACCTCACAGACCACATTATGAATAACTACTCTCCGCTGGAGAGGCCAAAGATTTATGATGTGCTTGGTCCTGTTGGACATACGGCTGCTAACCTTTCCTCCTATCGGTGGAATGAAGTGAGTCGTATGGCTATGTATGCACGAGAGCTTGCCAATCTCAAGAAAGGTGATTTGAATGCTGTTCGCCCCATGCTGGGTGAAATGGCTTCCACAATTGCCTTTGCTGGCATTAAGGGTGTTGTTGGTTATGAAGCTGCTGACGAGCTGTACAAGCTCATTACTAAGCTTATGGGCCATCCTGACAGCCTAAATGCTCTTGTGATTCGTAGCTCCGAGAAGCTGGGTAAGCTAGTGGCTCCCAATGTGGAAAACGCCAAATATGTTTTGTCTCATGGTGGGTTCTCCCTTATGGGTCTTAACATGTCTGACCGCCTTGGCCTGAACAACTTCTTTGGCAACAGTGATTCCGATCTGGTGTTCCCCGGTGTCTCCAAACTTGGAGAGATTGGTAAGAATGCTGTCAACATGGTGTATGACACCAAGGGACAAGATGGATTGCATGCTCCTAGCAGCATGGACGCTAAGCGCCTTGTTCGTTCTATGTCTCCGGGTGTGCTCACAGGTGCAGAAGACATGACATGGTTTAGCACCAATGGTGGAACCATTGCTCACAACAAGAATACCTTGGAGCCGCAGGTGAAGCGCAATGGGGCTGACATGCTGTGGAAGGCTATTGGTGGTACAGGCATCCATGAGTCAGTGGAGAAGGAAAAGCTATTTGAGCAGAAGCAAATCACAAAAGCATGGGAAGCACGGCGTGCCGGGGTTGTCTCTAATATGCGTGATGCTCTGTTTGAGAATGGTAATAGACTTTCTCCTGACCAAGCACAGAGCTTTGCTCGTGACTATGTGAAATATCAGGGTGATCCTCGCAGCTTCATCACGGAGTTGCAGAGAATGGTGAAGGCTCAGGCCCTCACTGCTCGTGAAGCTCTCATGGTGAGGGATGCTATGTCTAAAACAATCACTAAGCAATATGAAGCTCAGCGATTGAACGAGGCATTTGGAAACCGTTAAAAAATATGGATGAGGTCGGTCATGGATGAGCTAAACAAGCTCAGCAATTTCTCTGCCGCTGGATGTGAAGCCCTTCAAGATTTGGAGGGCACACGCTTTGTTGCATACAAGGATATTGCTGGGATCTGGACCTGCGGGGTTGGGCACACCGGCCCTGATGTAAAAGAAGGGACAAGAGCAGATCAAGCACAGGTGATGAAATGGCTTCAAGAAGATACGACAGAGGCAGCACAGGCTGTCAATCGTCTTGTCAAGGTGAAGCTAACACAAAACCAGTTTGATGCTCTTGTCATCTTTGTTTACAATATTGGCGAAGCAGCCTTTGCTGCGAGTACCCTGCTTAAACTGTTAAACTCTGGTGACTACACTGGAGCAGCAAAACAATTTCCTCGTTGGGACATGGCAGGAGGACAACATTCTCCGGGTCTGCTCAAACGCAGGCTATTTGAAAAAGCTTTGTTTGAAAGGACTTGAGGATGGACAGCAATGGCTACATTCAGATGTTTATGAATTCAGGGGAACCTGACATTCAGGACATTCTGCAACTACTAGCAAAGACAAACTCAACACCAAACGTTCAGGTTAAAAACTTAGGTGGAAATACATATGGTGCATTTAATAATCTGACTAACACTTTGATGCTTAGTCCGCAAGGTGGAAACACAAACACTGTTTCTCACGAGTTGACCCATGCTTTGAATTATCAGATGAACAATCGGGCTTTGGATTTGCAAGATCAATCTAAGGATCTTAGAAATCCTGCTCTAAGTTCTGCCGATCAGCAGTTCTTGGATGCCTATCAAAAGCTTAGGCCCTTTCAGTCTAAACTCATTCCCAATGATAATTCTGACTATGGAAAGTATCGCTACTCTCCAACAGAAGTTCAAGCTTTTGGTGTGGGTAATTCTGTAGATCAGGGACCGGGTGTTGAGCCAAGAGCACATCTAGATGCCACAATGGCACAAGAGGCTGCAATTTTGCGTGACTTATATAGCCGCTCTTTGGCTAAGCCACAGCAAACAACTCCTAGTTGGATTGATACTCTGCTGGGCATGATGAAACGCCCATAAACGACAAAAGCCCCGCCTCCTTTCGGAGAGCGGGGCTTTCTTTTTGTTTAATTGTCTTCTGCTACTTCATCAATCCATTTAACATTCTTGGAGTTGATGAATGTCTGTCGGCCATCCGGCCGTGTCACAACGATCCATTCCTTATGATCGTAGCCAACAGAACGAATTTTCTTGTACGAGCCGTTCATAAATGCGAACAGCAATGTACGGGGTTGATTAATATCTTTACTCATAACCTTCTTTCCATTTAATGAAAGCCCAGCGGAAAATAAGCAAATCAATGATGAATGCTTTTTCCACTTCTTCGGGGATGGCAGGGAACTCAATCCCCACCACAGCTCCGCCAATTATGTCAAACTCAATTGACCACATTACACACCACAGCTACCGCCATGACCTGTGATCGAGCAGATGTCATGTTCCTCGAACACAGCACCCTTGTTATTCACTGCTGTTTCGTAGTCACATTCTGTGATGGGCTGACCTCCACGGCTACCGTCAGGGTAACAGGTGAATCCCCGAAGGCGGGGAGCATACTGAGCAAGAATGTTTGCAAATCGTTGCACGTCCTGTTCAGAATTACCTCGACTTCCCCACGCCGGTAGATTAATGGTAGAGCTAATTGACATGTCAACGTAGTCTTGAATGTCTGCTTGGAATTTGATTCGTCGTTCATAATCGTGACTCAGTTTGTATGCGGTGTCAATTTCATCAGGCTTAAGACCATATTCCTTAATCAGTCGGTCTGCTGTTGCATCAACGACGTAACTGTATTTCCACTTCGTTCCGTCGGTAAGGAACCGACGCTTGTAAGCCACTGCGAACAGCGGTTCAATTCCAGTTGTAGTAGACGCAAGGATTCCAATTGTCCCGGTAGGGGCAATCGCCCGATAAGCGACCGGACGACTGATAAAGAATCTATCACAGTGTTCATTAGCTGCTCGTTCAGACTCAGATCGGTAAACTTCCAGCCATTGTTTGAGTTCATCAGTTACCTCGTATTTCTGTCCTCGTTGAAGGAGCCACTCGTGGATTCCCATAAGGCCGAGTCCCAACCTTCGATTTTTCTCGCGTACCTTATAGACCTTTTCGTAAGGAAGATCGGCACGCAACGTTCCACATACGAGGAATTTGCTGGCCAGAGATACGACGGATTTGAACTCTTCCAGACTCTTGATATTTCCAAGATTGATACTACCAAGATTGCATACGTCAGAGTCATCCTCACTCGTAACTTCTGTGCAAGCATTGCGAAGAGTTTCATTCTGCTTATCTCCAAAGTTAAACGAGAAGCCCGGTTCACCAGTTTCCATAGCCTGTCGGACATTCTGCAAGAACACAGAGTTCTTACTCAAATCACCAGCGGCATCATCATAGTTGACACTGATGTTCGTCATGTCCAGAGTGGCAGGAAAATTGAAGTCTTGTTCCTTCTGTGCTCGAATCAGAGGACTCCAGTTCTTTGCCGTCAGGAATGCAGGAATGTCCTCATGTGCCCAATTCAGGGAAGCATAGATTGCAGAGCGCCTGCTACCACCTTGCATGACATTGCGACCAATTTCATTAATTGCAGACATGAGTGGCAGAGGGCCGCTAGCGACACCTCCAGTACGAGACAGAGTGCGACCAGCGGGGCGAAGACGAGAGTAGTCAATGCCAATACCCCCACCAGTCATAAGACAGGACATAGCACGCCATGTTACGTTGCTCCATTCTTCTCGGGTGTCTTCTTCTGCACGCAATAAATAGCAATTGTTGTAGGCCTTGTAGGGTCGTCCGGCATAATAGAGATAACGACCGCCGGGTAGGAACCGCATTTCTTTAATGTGCTGAGCAAGTTCTCTGCGATCGTTGTCGGACATAAGAACTGGTTGGGTTCCCCAACGACTTCCACACACATCCTCAACAAGCCGGTCTGCAAGAGCGTCCCATGTATCGCTTGGTCCTTGGGCATATTTGTTTCGGAAAATGGTTTGAGCAAAAGGAGTCTTAAATCGTTCAACAATCACTGCTTACCACCACCCACAACAACACGAGGAATAGCAGTCAAAACGCTACTAACCGTATCGTTTTCGGCAATGATGAAAGAGAGAATGTCTTTGGCTTTCTCCACATCACCTTGTGCGAAGCGCAGGGCTTCCAAGCGCAGAGAAATAAGTTCTTGGTCTTGTAGTTTAACGTTCATTGTTGTCTTAAATCTTTCCAATTTTAACAGGAGGCTTGTTAGAGCCACCTTCTTTTTCATATTCTTGCAAGCGTCGTTCACGCTCCAGACGACACAACTCGCACTCGCCTTTCTTCATCCAGAAATTGTGAGCAGGACATTTACGCCTGTCTCGTCCCTCTGGAGTTTTCCATTCATGTGTACAGGGGTCGCCATCTTTCACAGCAATGCACTCCAGCTATGCTTGAATTGCTCAGGAACAGAGTTGTTAATGAGCTGGGCAATCTCTCGTGTCTCTGCTTGTGCATGTTCATCAAGACGCAGATAGCACACACGAGCAAAGGCAGCAAGAGAACCACTCCAAATCCACTCTGTCATGGTGTTCTGAGGAAGCACCATACGAGCCTGTTCAGGAGCTACACCCCTATGCAGCAAACCCATATAAGCATTCAGAGCACAGTAGGTTACCTCGGTGTGAAAGTCATAATCAAGTTCCACAACACCATCACTACCCTGCTTAGCATTTACTGGCTTACCTCTCCACGTTTCCGGGAAATAGAACTCCGGTTCATCATCAACGTAGCGACGCGACACTTCGTTCCAACACAAACCCACCTGATGCTTAACGAGTTGTCGAGCCACAAAGATAGGAGCTTTAATGCGGAACGAAAGGAAAGCGTGCCCGAAGGGACTCCAGTGATTATTATTCGCAAGATAGCGAATGAGCTTCTGATCTTTCTCACTGAGCTGGTATTGCTGATCTAGAGTAGGAGCGAGCCAAGTGCTTTCCTTAGCGAATGAAACCCTCGCCGCGTTCACGACTGTCAAATCGGAGCCCATCGAATCGACCAGTGTCACGCTCTGGTTCACAATCTTCATATTTATATTCCTTCAACAGCTTCTCAGCTTCTTCTTCTTCAATTTTCCGAACAAGATATTTCTTCTTGTAGGTTTGCTTATCCAACGGCTCGGTAAAGTCGTGCTTCGTTTTCTTCACACAGTTCCTCAATCTCAGGGAAATCCAAAATGTCTGCCAGTTCAATGCCAAGAAGATCAAAGAACTCCACTACATCCAAGTTAGCAATAATCAGAGCCTTCAATTCATCGTTCATCACCAGACCCATTCAACACGTCACGCTTCTTGCGATCATACAGCTTCACAAGATTCATTTCTGCAATATCTTGCAGACGATAGCCCAATTCCTTTGCAGATGCCGTGAGGTACCAGAGAACGTCGCCAAGCTCTTTAGCTGCAAGGCGCTTATCAATGACACCATCACGAATCCACTTCTTAACTTTCTCAGAGAACTCACCACCTTCTCCCACAAGGCCAAGGGCCGTGTACGACAGGGCAACTTGTG